GAAGCTAACCAAGGGTTACCAGTCTGTGCAAGTATAAAACCTTGAGCAACTCTTTGTGGTATATTACCAGCTGTGTTGTATATAAGACCATATATAGCTTTTCCATAGTCACCTTTAGCCATATCACCAACGAAATCTGTTTCTATCTGAGGATCCAATGATGCTCTTAAAGTTTCAAAATGTTCTACAGCTGTTCCTAATAATGCTTGATCTATTTGAACAATCTCATTTAATGCCTTTTTATCCTCCTCAGTTTGTACGAAGAATTTAAACCAACTATCAGATTCTTTAGCTTTCTCAAGACTGCCATATTTTTCAGCCATATGATTATTTAATTTATCTACAAGGAAGTTACTCGTTGCATTTCCTAAACTGGAACTTTCTTTCACATAGTTGGTTATATTCCTAGCAACACCATAAACCTGAGATGTAACATTATTGTAAACATCTATCTGTTTCTTCAGCAGTCTTAAAGGATCATCAGGATCTTCCTCAGGTTTCTTAACTATTTCTAATTCAGTTTCCTCTTCACCAGTTTCTTCGTTAACTATTTTCTTTTCATCAACAAGAACTTCATTAGGATCGCCCTTATAAACTCCTAAGATTTCATCAGTAGAAGCATTGTCAGAAAGCTTTTGTTTCTTAGGTTTAGTTTCTTCAGGCTGAGATTGATTAACACCTAATATAGAAAAAACATCTTCTTTTGATTGTTTCTTTTTATCTTCCATATTTTATAGAACCACCTCCTTATTCTTCATTTTCATTGTTTCCTTCTACATCATCATATATAGTTACAAGATAACTTCTTGTTAAATCAACCAATGTTTCATCAGTAATACCTATAGTTTCCATAGCTTCTTCAATTTCAACTAAAGCATCTCCAACACCTTTAAAATCTTTTTTATCTAGATAAGGATGAACAACACTATTAGCAATGAAAGCTAATTTGTAATGTTGGGCAACTTCAGGATGTAATGTATTATCCCATTCATTAAAGATATCCTCAGCTGGAACACCCACAATTCCTTTATCTCTATCACCAGTAAATCTAGAGGTAGCTTCATTTATTACTTCTGTAGTAGGTCTTTCTATAGATTCATATACTTCTACAGGATCACTACCTGTAAAGCCTTGGTCTTCAAGAGCTTTTTTAATATTGTCTTCAGATTCTTCAGTTAAATTACCCCACCATTTTTTCTCTAAAGATTTCGTGTTATCTATATCTCCTTGGTTGATAGACATAACATTATCCACCATCTCTTTACCTTCAACACCTCTAGTTGTATACATTGAGTTCTCTACACGATCTAAGGAATAACCAAATGAATCAGCTGTGTTAGATAATATACCCTCTTTAAATTCTTCATAGGTTGGATATCTACCATTTTCTTTTTTAAAGTTTCTAATGCCTTCCCAAGCTTTCTTTTTGATTAGATTATCATTTCTGTCAATCTGTTCTGTAGGTATATATCTTTCACCTTTAGTAGCAATTATTGGAGATACAAGTGAGATCAATCTGCTTATATCATCTTCATCTTTAAACTCAAGCTTCGCACTTGCTTCCTCTTTTTTCATTTCTCTAATCTCTTCATCTTTTTCAAAGAAATCTCTAAGTAATGTTTTAGCTGTAGTAGGTTTTATTTTACCGTTATTTTGAAGGTTATTTATTTCAGTAACAATTGCATCTGTATTTACAGGATCAGAACTAGTTAGTTTCTTATAAAGACCTGCTAATGCTTCATTATCTTCAATTATCTTTTCATCTTCTACAGGATCTTCCATAGTTTCTATTTCTTGTACTAGATTTTGAAGTTGAGTATATTTAGAGTTATCCTGTGTGATATACCAATTATCTTTTTCACCAAAATAACCATCTTGACGAAGATATTTATCTTTAAATTTATCTAAAGCATCTATTCGTTCTTTTTTATTTTTAATTTCTGAGATATCTAACAATCCTGTATAGGTTTCATTAAATCTTTGAGTTTCCCTAAGCTCCATCTCATCTCTCTTCTGTTTAGCAGCAGCTTTCTCTTTTAAATCTTTGTTTTTCTGTGCTTCTATGTCAGCATTTTCTATTTGCCTGTTAATGTCAGCTTCTAATCTTCTTCTTTCATCATCAATTGTATTGCCTAGAAGACCATCAACAATAGAAATACCTGCTTCATCTTCCATGTACATTACATCTAATATCTCAGGAATACCTTTATTCACAGCTACACGAATGATTTGATCAACAAACTGTTCTGTAACTTCTCTACGATTTAATTTCATCTCTTTACCCTGTTCTTGTGCCATAGTAAGAACCTGTCTTAATGCAGTATTAACAGTTTTTAGGTTATCCTCATCTTTGAAAAATGTGACATAGTTAGTTATATCTGAATTAATAAAGGATTCTAAATCTTCATATCCAGCAGTATCACCAAATTTATTTTTTATTATTTGATCAAGTACTAAATTAGCTTCACCATCTATAAGAGCTCTAGTCTGTTTTATTTTTTCTTTATGTGCTTCTTCTTGTACATAACCTTGATATTTAACAAGAGCTTGTGTTTCTAAACCTTGAGCAACTGGAGCAAAACCATTGATAAAGTTATCTGTTTGCCCTTCCATGTAGTCAACAGCGAGTTGCTCTAGTCCTTCCTGAAACTCCTCAGGATCTAGAACTCCGTGGTTCTCATTATAGTATTCATTTAAAGCTAGTCTATATTCCCTACGGGCTGTTGCACCACCCTTAGTTTCTTCAAAAGCTTTTACTTGGAAGTAACCTTCACCTACATCTTCTTCACCTTTTAAAGCTTTAGACTTTCCAAGTTCATATTGTTTCTCTGCATAGTCTTTCAGGAATGGTTGCATGTTATTTAATTGATCACCTACAACTCCTAAAGCTCCTGCTAATCGTTGGGCTTTAGCACCTGCATCAGATACATCAGGCTGTACAAAAGTACTTACAGGTTGAACACTACCTCTTAAATTAGGATTAGTCATATTCATTGTTTGTCTTTGATTTAACAAAGTTCTATTTGAAAGTTTCTGTGGTCTTTGAGGTCTATCTGCCATAAACTATCCCTCCTTTCTTTATTCCATTTTACTTTTCTTATACATTAAATACATAGACGGGGCCATGCTTAAGGTTTGTTTTAACCAAGGATGTTCTACGATCTGTGAACTTGCTTGATTGTTAGCATTATTTATTCTTGATTTACCTTCAGCAATCTTTTGTTTTCCTTGGATAGCTGAGGCAGTCAATTGACTCTCTAGGTTTGCATCATATAAAGCTTGATCATACCCAGCACTCATTTGATTTGTTTGTACAAGCCTAGCTATAGAGCTTCCACCTACACCAGCTTCACCAGCTGATATCATTATCTTAGATCTATCTTTTAGTGCCTGTAGTTGTCTTTGATAAATTCTTTCGTTTGTCGCTTGTTCCATTTCCATGTTCTGCATGTTAGCAAGATCTAAGAAGTAGTTTATATCTTTATAACTATTCCTTCTTGTTTGATCTCTCATTGCACGGGCTTTTGCATTGGTGGCTTCCTGTTGTTTTGCTTTAGACATTCCACCAATTAACATTGTTCCTAAATTAAAAAGTGTAAACGGATCCATATATTTTACCTCCCTTGCATATAGAATCTATATACCTCAGCATCTTCTATTTGTAGAGTTTTGGAGGTATCTATGTGAAAACCTAACATTTCTAAAAATCTAAAATCTTCAGTCCGTTCTGTAAGTATATAGTTAAACATTAATGAGTATTCCTTTGACCATCTTTCAATAAGCCTTTTACTTTCTCTGTAGAATTTAATAGCATCTTCAGAAAACTCTTTACTTGTTAACATCCAAACTATTCCATCAATATCTTGATTTATAATTCCACAAATTCCTTTTATTTCTCTATCTTGTTCAATTACATAAACTTCTCCACCTTCTACATCAGTAGCATAAAGTGAATCGTGTATTACTTGTTGATCTATACTGTGAGTTGTTAAAAAGTTTTCTTTTGTATCTAAAGCTCTAAGCTCTAAACTCATTACATCAGGATAATCATCTATTGTATAAGGTCTAAATCTAAACATTATACCCTCCTCCTTTCTTTATTTTAACGAATATGATTTGCACGGTTATTGTATTCAGCTTCATAAGCATAGAATTGGAAAGAAGCTGGTAAATGTGTATCAGCCACTAACTCCAACAATACTGTTCTACCGTTAGTAGTAACTGGAAATGTATATTCATCAGTTCTAACTGGTGGAGTATTTAGGACTGCTTCTCCTAAAGTAACACCACTATATCTATTTTCAAGCATATCAGTAGAGAGGTATTCCTCTAGTTCATCATCACCTTCAACATAACCACTAATATTGTGTCTACCATAAGGTCTTACTAAAAGTTTAAAAGCTCCTGTTTCTGTGAAACCTAAAGTTAAAGTTTTAAGTTGTATCTTACCTTGAATATCAGGTATTCCATTTTGATTCTTAATGTAGAATCTATTGAATTGAACCTTAGATTCCATAGGTCTTCCAATGTAATATTTAGAAGCTTCTAGTTTTCTCTTTATTCTTATTGTGTCAGAATCTACAACTTCATTTCCATCTATAAGAAGTCCAGTATCTCCATCTACAACTTGATATTTATCTAAGTCACTATCTGTATATGGAAGATTAAAATATGTGTTTTCTTCTTGTTCATTGTAAGTTCCTGTAGTTTCTACAAGTCCATCTAAATATATCTTAATTGGTAAAGTTCCAGTAGATGCTTGTCTAAGATCTAATTTAACAAGCAATACATTATCATCTTTCTTTGTAGTTAGATATAAGTAATTTTCAGCCACTTGCATATCTAAGATAATTTGATCTTCAAACTTCCATTTACTCCAAGAGTTTTGTATCTTTTGATCTCCAGCCCATTGATAAGTATATGTATATATAGTGTCTTTTTCTTCATCACTAAGTAAAAATATATTGTTATAGACAGAACTCGCTGTCATATCTTTAACATTCTTAGGGATATATTGTGGAACATGTTTTGTTATTTCTTCAGCATTGTTAGTAAGTGAATCAGTTTCTACATAATACTCTCTAACACCTGTATAGTTTCCTTTAGGAACACAGAAGTAAAGATTAGCACCTGCAGGAACAGGATAAACCATTGGTGAGGTTTCAAAGTATGTACTAGGATCTACTGTTATTGTCTGTGGAGTTAATACTGTACCAGCAGAACCAACAGCAAACTGTACTTGCTCACTAAATACTATTAAAGATCTTGTGAAAGCTACAGCATGTTTTAGATCTGTTTCTTGATTTGTTTTAGCTGTTACATCTATTGGATCAGTATCAAGAACACTTGTAGCAGTCTTAGGAAATAAGTTATAGTATTCATCATTAGCAGTCATTATAATATTTGATCCACTTAAAAACCCTATACGATTTCTATAAAAGAAGATATCATTTATTGTATTGTCTACAAATGATGGACTAGCAGATGTCTTGTGATCACCTACAGTATTCTTTTCCCATTCAGCTATAGATATTTCAAATGTTGTTGCATCTATCTTTTTCATTATGTGAGGCATTGTGGTTGCATCTAGTTCTACAGGTAAAGGATTACCTTCAGGATCATATAAAGCTCTAGTTTCTAACCATACCTGTTCATCTTTATCAAACTCTATATAGAAAGCACCTTCTTCAATTCCTCTGTTTCCTGTGACAGCTATAGGATAATACTCTATGCCATTCGGTGGAAGATCTGTGAAATCATTAACCCTTCCGTTGATTGCTATAAATGAAGTATCTCCAAATGAATCAGCTGTTTCTATCTTTATTTTATTTGTTGCAAAGTTTCGATCAGTTCCATCGTATCTAAAATATATAACTGAGCTGTCATTCCATATTGTATAATTAGATGTATCTATTACTGGTTCAGCTAAAGCTACTAATTCATCAGCAATAGTATTTGTCTTTGTAGTTTCTACAGTATTAGTAGATGAAGGTTGTGATTCATATGTTACAGAATCTATTTTATTTCCATCTACATCAAAAAGAGTAAGTGTATAATCTATCTCAGGTATACCTTTCTTTATCCAAGCCATTTGAGTTTTCTTTAGGTCACCTACAGTTTCTTCAAGCTCTGCTACTGTAACTTCACTATTAACTATGAAAGTTTCTTCCTTAAGAGATAAAGCTTTTATGTATTCTCTAGGATCACTAGAAGCTACATAATCTTTAGCATCTTGAGTAGCATATTGAACACTATAAGGATTGCCTTGGATATCAAAGATCTCTATAGGTGTTTGTGCATCACCTGTAAAGATTACTTTATATTTATCTAAAAGCGATCTGTTGATTGTATATATAAAACTATTCTCATTAGCTTGTGAATTAAGAGTAGCTAAGTATTCAGAGTTAGGTCTTCTTTCAATGCCTTTTACAATATCACTTATAAAGTTTACTTGTTTTTCAAATTGATTATCTTCTCTTAGAGAAGCAGGTTGTTGGCTTATACCATTGTACATTCCTTGAGAAGTTTTACTGATTAAAGACACAATCTACCACCTCCTATTTAGATATCTTACTTCTTGGTTGTCTAATATGTTATAATCACCAGTATCTATTTCTTCTATCATAAGTCTATTAAAAGCTTCCATTTCATCTCTAAGTGAGAATTGATAAAGCTTAGAAGAACCTACTACTTTGCTTTGATATACTCTACCAGCTTTAATTGTTATGTAATCTCTTACTACTTGAGGTAAGTCTTTAAATTCTAAGAACCATACAACATCTACCTCTAATGCTTCTTCAAACTTAAATGTATGATCTTCTTTGTTATATAATTTACCACTTCTATGTACAGCATTGATAGTTTTATCACTCGGATCTACTCTTATAGCATTGTTAGGAACTATAATTTCGTTATCAGAAGTTAAAGCAATCTTATAGTTATCTTCAGAATTACAATGTAAACCCATAGATTGAGCTTGTCTTGAAGTTTGAGTTAACATGCTTTTAGCTATATGTACATTAGAAGATCTTGTGTCTGTCAAACTGTTTACTGGTTGTTCCCCTACAGAAAGCAATAAGTAATTAACAGCTTCTAATTCAGTCATTAATCCTATATTCATTTATTTACCACCACCTCGCTTTAGGTACAAAAAAAGAGCTACTGGAAAAAGGGGATAACCAGTAGCCCATATGTTGAAATATATATATTAAATTACACGATTGCCTCAGTTGCTAATTCAATAGCAGACTCAGGTCTAACTACACCGTGACCACAAGCATACTTAGCAACCATTAAAGTACCTAATCTTCTTGGATCGTAGTCTGCTCTTAAAGCTAAGTCTAACAACTTAACTGTACCAACAGCAGTTGGATTCCAAACAACACCAACAGTATTGGAAGCATTTACACCATGATAAGTGTTACCAGAAGTATCAGAGTTAGGAACTTTGTTGTGCTTTAATACCTGAATACCAGCAACTTTAATAACATTACCATCAGCAATAGCACCTTGTCCACCATAGTCCTTATTGATAAGGTCTAAGTTTTGTGCTAAAGCATAGTACTCAGCAGGTCTAAAGGCAACATATCTGTCTTCAGGAATATCTTTCTCATCCATTGTTTGAGCAGATGTGAATAAAGCCTTTGCTAAAGCTTGAATCTTTGTATCAAATGTAGCTGACATCATATCAGTATCAAAGATTTGAGATCCACCAACACCATCATCAAGTACTGCTTCAGATCTAGCCCCTTTGATAATTTCGTTAGCGATGTTTCTATCCATCTCATCAGCTAATTTTCTACCCATTTCTTTAGAGTAAGGAGCTCTAACATCATAGTGATTCATTGCTTCATCAATGTCAGAAATGAAAGAATTTGAGATTAAGAGGTCATCAATTGAGATAACTTTCTCTCCGTGGTTAACTTTCTGTCCTTGAATCTCTGTTCCAGGGGTATGATATTCAGCACCAATATTTCCTACTAAAGCGAAGGATGCTGATTTACCTTGTGTAATTGTTCTTATTTGAGTTTTGTCGAGAAATAAGTTCTTGTCATCAAAAGCTTGAAGAACCTCTCCTGTGAATATTTTAAGGAATAAATCCCTTACATCATCAGCTTGATTAACTTGTCCAAGTCTGGACACATTTGCATTTGCCATTTTTAAATTCATCTCCTTTTAGATTTTGTAGTTTTTAACACTCTACAACTTCTCCAAAAGGTATCCATTCCTCAGCTATACCTCAGCATAGCTTTAAATGGGCTTAAGGTTTCGTCATTCGGTTAAAAGATGTTACTTTTTGAAAGCTTCATTGTTACTTTTTTACGATAAGCAGGATCTTTAGAATACCTTGGATCTCTCATCGCTTCCATCAGTTGCTCTTTGCTTTCATAAGCATCAACTGTGGTTGAAGGTTTTTTACCTTCCACTAAATTAGGTTGTTTACCTTCACTATTTATGTATCTACTATTAAGAGCTTCGACCATCATCTTAGCTTGTGAGATGTTCCCACTTGCTAAACCTTCATTGAATGTTTCAATTTCAGCTTCACTAAGATTGTCTTCAGCCCATGAAACCACTTTATTGTAGTTCTCTTTGCCATCAACAACACCAAATACTTCATCAGAGAAACTATCAGCTTCTGCTTTTAGACCTCTAACATAGTTATCTATGAAATGCTTAGGATAACCTAAGTCCTCTAATTCACTATAACTATCTTCAGATAACTCACCGTTCTCACGAAGTTCATCATAGTATTTATTCATTACATCAGGATCAGTATTAACTTTCTTAGTTTCTTTCTCTTTCTTTTTTATTTCTAAATCATTATCAGTATCTTCAGGTTCAGGATCTTCCTGCTTTCCAATACTAGATTCTAATTCTTTATAAATTTCCTCCAATGATTTGTCACCATTAGATTTCTTTAAGGCTTCTAAGACACCCTTCTGTAAGTCTTCTTCAGATTTGTATTTTCCAGCTAAGAGTTGATCTTCCTTTGATGTATTATCAGGTTCATCTGTCTTTCCCTCAGCTTTATCCATCATCTTTTTATTATAACCTTCTTCAGGTTCATCCATCTTTTCATCAGGTTTCACTTTAACTTCTGCCACTATTCTCCTCCTTTATGTAATTTCTAATGTGTTACTAGAGTTTGACCTCTTACTGTTTTTTCATTTTTCTTTGGTACAGTTTTGACAGTTTTTTCTTCAGGTTCTTCATGTACTTTCATATGTAAAGAAAGACCTCTTTGACTGTCGAACTCTCTACCACACTCTTCACATTCAAATACTTCTTGAACTTCCTCCTGTTCAGGAGTTACTTCTTTCTTTTCTTCATTACCCATCTGCCACTTCTCCTTTCATAGCTTCACCAGCAACTTGTGGTGCCATGTTTTGTGCCATCTCATTCATTTGAGCTTGATTCATTTCTTCTTGAACTTGCTCTTGTGTCTTAATTAAACCATTAGTATTTATACTTAATGCTGTAGCAGACCTTCTCATAAAGTCAGGAGTAATTAAGTATCTACTGATTTCCTCTTGACCTAATGGTGCTATTGCATCCATGAAGTAAAGTAATTTGTCAAGATCATGTCCTCTACCTAAAGCTTCAATACCAGTAACAATAGTTGGACTAATGATATCTTTAGGTAAGCTTGGCAGCTGACCATTTCTAGACATCTGTGATAACAATTGTTTAACTATAGGTAACTGCATCTCAAGACTTAATAAACTATAAACTCCACCAAGACTATTCTCTAACTCATTAGCCATTAATCTAATCTCTTCAGCTGTTACTCTTTCAGCATCTCTTTGCACACCTTCGACAACTATAAATGCACTTTTAATTCTTTGTTCAATCTTGTTAATTGTTTGATAACACATATTAAAGTCCATGTACTTATCAAGCTGTAAATAACTAACATCATCTGCCCTTCCTTCTACAAAATCACCATTCTTAGCTTTAACTAACTTACTTGCTCTTGTAGATCCGGCAGGATTGACTAGTCCAATTATTCTTCCGGCTACAACTGTTCCTTCAACTAAAGCTTTTGTAAGACTTTCTAAGGTTACAAAGTCACCAAGATATTCTTCAACATGACTTCTTCCATAGCTCTCACCTGATACAGCAGACCATCTTAAAGGTTTCCAAGGAAGATCATCATACTTATAGCTTCCCTCAGTACCATCAATGATATGCCCTTCACATTCTTGTTTTACATTCCACTTCTTACCTGTTTCATCTAACTGTATATGTGTAAACAAATCATATTCTTTATCTTTCTTAGGATCTTCATTAGCTATATCAGCTCTGATTAATTCCTCAAGTTCTTCAGGTAAAGAATCTAGATCTACAGACTCTTTAGTTATAATTTCAAGAGTCTTACCAGCTGAGTTTCTTCGTATTACATAACTATCTAACTTATAAAGTTGAATAGAATTATCTTTATTGAACTTAGGTAATACATCACCAACAACAATTAAATGTTTAATAGCTTCAAACAATTTAACTCTTAAAGCTTTTGCTTCAAACTCAGACATCATGTCTTCTTCTATTTGTGCTAGTTTCTGTTCCACCTTAGACTGTAAACCTTCTTCACTCATTTGTTGCATTACAGCTGTATCTATACCTAACCTAAAGAATGCATTAGATGGTGGAAATAAACTTGTTGATAACTTACTTGCCAAATTGTTAACTGCCCTAGCTCCTAAACCTTGATAAGGTGTAGGTAGTGTTTGGTCTTCTGTATGACCATTAGGTGGTAACAATGAAGGTATAGTAAGTTCAGCACATCTTCTTGCTCTTTCTAAAGTTTGTGTTCTTTTTCTATCTAGTTTTTTCCATCGACCTTTTACGGTTGTTTCAATAAGCCATTACCTCCTTCCACCTAAAAATGGATTGTCATTAAAAAAATCTACTAATTTCTTTTCTTAATCCTGAGCTTTTCCTAGAACTTCTGTTAGAAGCTTTAAAATCTCTAGTTTCTCCTATCCTTACTCGTGCTTGAAATGTATCAGGAATTAAAGGATTGGAAACTGTGGACTTATCCATATCTTCAGACTTCTCAATTTTTTCTTGTTCATCTTGTTGTTTCTTTTTTTGTTTATTCTCTCCAGCTTTCTTACCAACTACTGCTCCAGCTAAAGTAGCTACAACAGCTATAGGATTACACATAGCTATCCACTTCCTTCCAAACCTTCCTTTTGTGCCTCTTCTTTAAGTATCATTAAGCGATCTATAACACTTCTTTGACCAGCTTTATACATAATCTGATCCTTAGACATCTTAGGTTCAGGTGTAATTACTGGATATATTTCATCTAACTCTTCTATAAGATCTATACTAAACACAGGTATAACTTTATCTTTGTTTTTATTTTTTATAAGTATCACTCCTCTAATAAGACTACTTCTATAGCAGGACTTTAGATTCTAGATGCCCCTAT